GGATAAGCATGGTTAGAAGCATGGTTATCTGCATCACAAGTAAACGTAATACCACCATCTGCAATAACGATTGTATTGCTTGTAGTAAGACTATGAGTGCCGATGTCTATGATTAATACACCTGTACTAGGTGTGTAAGAAGTTCCAGTCTGTGCTGTGAATTGAGAACCACCTGTAACCTGTATAGCGTTAGTAACACCACTTACAAATGTATGAGTTCCTAGTCCAGAATAACCTGTTCCAAATGTCTTTATCTCATCTCCAATCTGATCTAGTATAAATGAACCACTATAAGATGAGCGATCATAATACATTCCAATAATCTTACTATTTGCTAGTGGAGGTGTAATAAATGTTACAATATCATTTGCTAGAGTATATGTTGCAGGATTTGCAATAAGACCGTTTATTGAGAGCATCAATTGTGATGTTGCAGCAGTCTTACCAATCTTAGTGTTAAGATCTACACCATCACACTGTAGTCTAAATTGATTGTTAGTGCCATCTACAAAAATTCTTAATGAATGACCAACTCCTCCTCCTTGTGATGTTATATCAATCGCACTACCACCAAGAGTTGCAGATAGTTCAATTGTATTAGCATCTACGTATCTAACATAATATTGACTACCATTTGTCAACCCACCAACAGGCAATGAGTATCTATTGTTTGGATAGTTACCAACATCTACAGTTGGTAATGCAGCGGTAGGATTACTAATAGCATTAGTAACAATCCCTGCTAAGGTTGTAATAGCACTCTTAACATCAGCACAACCACCAGGATCATTAGTGATACTCAAATCTGTTTGTGGAACTATAGTTGTATAAGTTCCTACTGGAAGGTCATTAGTGACTGCTAACAAGCATAAGTCTCTTGCTTTATTAAATGCATATACAGTCTCTGCCTCTTCACCAGCTACATGCTGAACAGCTGATCCATTTGTATATTGTTCTGCAGTATCAACACTAAAGAAGTTACCACCATACTTAAGGTCATTAGTCCATGCTGCAATTACAAGTCTAGTATCTCTTGCACATTTCTCTGCGTTATAGTCTTTAGCAGGATCTGTTGCTAGTGTAGGATACTGTGTGTTTAAGAAACCAATAGTTTCTTCTACAATGTAAGAAATATTATTAACTATCAAATCTCTAGCATCTAAGAACCTATCTCCACCAGACTGGTATGTTACTAACTGATTTGCTACTAATCCATGATTTGTTATTGTTATCCTATCAGTTGATCCGTCTACAACAGTAGAACTAGATCCATCAAATGTTAATGTTCTATCACTGATATCATCCATCTTATATGCAATACAAGATAATATCTTCTGAACATCTAATAACTGTTTTCCAAAGATAGAAACTTCTGTAGGAACCAAAGCACTGTAGTCTGGTTTTGCTAATGCAAAGTTATTGATAGTTGATATCTTACCAGTGTTCTTAGCAGATGGTTTTGGTGATATAAATGTTGTTCCATTAAATGTGGTTCCAAGAACATTTGTGTTTGTTGTCCACCAATCAAACTGACTACTAGGATTTAAGTTTTCTACAGATCTTGGTCTATATTCTTTCTTAACTGATTGTAGTAATACTTGTGTTCCAACTACTTTAAATCCTGCAGGGTGAGCAGCAAACTTAAGTGGATTTTTCCATTCTGTAATATTAATTGATGATGATATATCATATGAGAACTCTTGGAATCTATTACTGTCATAAACACGTTGTTCGTTAAGATCAAGGAATCCAGTTGTCTTTTCCCAGTTAGCAGAAGATGTGCTGATTGGGGATACTATAAATTCTGCATCTGCTCTATCAAATGCATGTATTTGACCAAACGCTGCAGTTTCTTCACCAAACACAGGTTCGCCAACTACAAAGTCACCTTCTATAAGTTCTACACTAACAACACGTCCAGATGGATCCCAATTCTTAATAACGCCATATGCAGTATAAGATGTGGTAGATGCACCTTGATATATTCTTTCTCCAACAGAAAACTCAGCTGGTTTCATATATGCAATAATATTGTCACCTAAGTCTGTTGACTGAAGTGTAAAGTAAGTTTGACCTGTAGTAGGATCTCCTATTGGTTGACTTGTAAATGCAATAGTAGTTTCTGTATTTGCATTTGCAAGAGATGTTGCAAGTTTGATTTGATTACTTGCTAGTCCGTTTGCTGTAGTTGCAGCAATAGCATAGTATGTTGTATTCTCTGTTAATGGGGCAGGAAGTTGTCCTGCAGTTTCTACGAGAGTAACCTTAGTTCCTGATGGTATTTTTGCATTATATGGGAAGTTAAGTGTGCTATTAGAATTAAGAGCAACAAAACTATGACTTACTCTTGCCTGAACTGTAGGTGAAGATGTAAATCCTCTACCTGGATTATTAACTTCAACTGATTGTATAACTTCATTTAAAACTATTGGTTCCAAGTTAAATAACGATCCTTGACCACCAACAAGAACTATTTCAGGTGTTGAAACAAAATTAGCACCACCATTTACCACATCAAGGTAATCAATGATCTGAGTTCTTACTAATTGTAAATTATAGGTTGTATTTAACTTTGGTTTTAGTGTTCTATCATGACTATAGTTAAATGTAATGTTTTCTCCATCAATTTTAAGAATCTTACCTAAATCAGTAGATTGAAGTAGTATGGATGCACCACTACCTGTTTTTTGTTCTATATTGATTAATGGAGCACTTTGGAATTGCTGTCCTGCTGCTTCTATGTTAATAGTAGAAACACCTTCGTTTATGATGATAGAATTCAATGATGCATTGATACCATTACCACCCTCAGCAGTAATGTTAGGTGCAGAAAGATAACCTGATCCAGAGTTAGTTACAGTTACAGAATCAATAGATGCATCTAATAACGCCTCTGTTGAACCTGGATCTGGGAATGTAAGTGCAGTTATGTTTAATATGACATCTTCACCTCCATCTACTCCACCTAAATCTGCTCCAGAGAATGTAACAGTTCCATCTTTAACGTATGCTGTTCCACCGCTAGTAACTGTTATATCAGGAGTTCCATCTGCCTTTGTTGCAATTGATCCACCAGAATTAGTTACTATGGTAATAGTAAGTCCTTGTGGGTTTGTTGCAATATTAGTAGACTTTTGAGTTAGACCTGAGAATGTTGTAGATGCTGTATACGCTGCAGCGGTTTGAGTATTGACCGTTAGAGCTGATACTACACCATAGTATGGATCATCAATAATGATACTTGGTGCAGATCTATAATTTGTTCCATTATTGTTTATTGCTATTTCTGTTAGTTTACCCGCACCAGATACTGCTGCAGCAACTTGTGCTTGTGTTCCAGATATACTATCAATAGTAGCAACAGAGTTACCACCTGTATAAACTCTAGACCTAATATTAAATGACTGTGTGCCAGTTCCAGAATTGGTTACAGTAATTGCTGTTCCTACCTCTGCAAGTTGTGGTGTAGCTGCTAACTTAACATAATCTGTGTCCCCTATGTTAATAATGTAATATGTTTGACCTACAGTTAAACCACCTACAGGGTTTGTTAGTGCTGAAACATATTTTACAGGATCCCCTGTTAATGAATCATGTGCAGAGAAGTTAAATTGATTATTTCTACCATTTGCATCATCATCAATTTGTGATGGGTTAATATTAAATTTCTTACCATCATTGAACATGATGTATCCTTTGAATACTGCACCGCTTCTAATATTTTGTAAAGGTTGTAATCTCAATATATTATTGACTGGATTCCAAGAAATAACTTTACCCCTAGCAGTAGTATCGTCTTGAACAGCTTTACCAATGATTATTTCGTCTTTTATAAAGTTACCTAATACGTTTTCTAATGTTATATCAATAAAATCTGGCATTGTAACAATACAACCAGGCAAATTACCACTACTGTTATTATATCCTGTTCCTGCATTTGTTATAGAAACGTTTGACACACCACCAGAAATAGTTGCAACTGCTGTAGCACCAGAACCAGATCTAGCAGATCCAAGTAATTTTGGTAAAGACTGATAGTTTCTACCACTATCACCTATGGTTATAGTTGCTATACCTCCAGATGGGTAGATTGAGTTTGTAGAGAATGATACACCTGTACTATAACCAGACTCAGGTGGAACTGCTACTTTGTAGACTATGTTATTATCTGTCTTACTGGTTACTGTATGGGTTCCTAATATTGGATCATTGATTACATTAAAGTATCTACTGTTGGTAACATCACTTTTAACTATGATTGCATTTCCCATACCAAGATGAGTTTGGCAAACGTAATATAATGTGTCTGGAGAATCAACTCCAAGAGTAATAGAAACACTACGAGTAGATGTTCCACTTAAACTAAATTGTGAATTGTATTCATTCCAACTAACAATAGATCCATTGATTCTATATACAACTCCAGTCTCATATCTTAATGTTCCACCATATGCATCCTCACTTGTAGAGAAATACATTGCATGGTTGTTATTTGTTGAATTGTTTTGATTAAATGTATAAGTTAGTCCACGAGACATTGCTATAGCAGGAGACTCCGTTACAGATCCATATTTGTCACCTGTCATGTAGAATCCATTGCTAGATCCATAACCAGATAGAGGATGTGCAGCAGTTTTAGCAGCAACAGTGACTGTAAATGTATTAGGTGCTGTAGTTACATGCTGTATGTCATGGTAGTAGAATATGCCAGGTAAATCTAGCATTTTGATTGTTATTGACTCTTGTTCATCTGTTATTGCGTCTACAGTCTCATCAATAACATTTTTATAAGTTAATACATCTGTATTACTGGGGTCAAGAGTAAATGACAATACTTTACCATTATTACTTGAATCTGATGTATCAAAGATGTATGAGTGACCATTTATAAGAGATAAGTTTGGTTCGTTGACATAAACATCTGCAGCTCCTCCACTATTACCTGTAGTAACATTTGCTGCTGTAGTTGTGCCAAAATCTCTTTTTATAGTAAATCTATTAAGCGTTTCTGTTCTGACTACGATATAGTTGTTCTTATTATAAGACGTAGGTAAGACACCTGAGACATTAATAAGATCTCCTTCTGTAAGTTGATGTGCCAAATCTGTAACACATTGAACTTCTCTCTGCACCTTAGTTAAGGTATACGTAAACCCAGAACCACCATTATTTCCAAGGTTAGTATCTGTAGCGGTAATTGTATCTCCAATATCATATCCATATCCAAATTCTGTAATTGTAACATTTGATACAGAACCACCAGAAACAACTATAGTTGCTTTTGCTGTTACTCCATCTCCATTGCTTGCTATTGGAACATTGATATATGTGCCATTTGCATAACCAGATCCTCCTGAAGTTGCAGTCCACCCGTCTTGGAATAAATTACCGTCTGTGCGTGTTCTTATATACTTCCATGATACAGTTCCGTCTGTTGCATTCCCAGATGTATGAGTAAGTGAAGTAGAACCAGATGTTCCTGCGGGATGCTGAGCTTCATACACTCTATTATTGACATATACTAAATCACCTGTGGCATATGCGGTTCCTGATGCCCAAGCATCAGTGATCTTCATACTTACAAGATTAAAATACTCAAAATGATAGTTTCCGTTTATTGTTTTGGTTGTAAGAGATCTGCTATAAGAATTATCAGTTACGGATACACTAACACTATCACCCACTTGTAGGTAATGTGGAGTGGTGCAAAGAAGTTGTCCGTAGTATAAATTATTACCATCTACAGATGTAGATGCATATACTAAGTTAAGTCCAGTTACTGTTGCACCTTCAACCTGAGATACAATAGCACTTACGCCATCTCCTCCAGTTCCAGTATTGTCAAATGTAAGTCTATCGTTAACCTTATATTCTTTACCGCCACCTTCTACAAGATACGAGTCAATGTTTGCGGAGGAAAACTTATTTGTAGATGATACAACTAAAGAATCCGCAACTCCACCTCTTATAAACGGATAGTAACTATAGTATCCAATACCATCTTCAATATAGGTGAGTGTTTCACCTGTCTCCATTACAATAAGAGTTGTGCTATCTTCTAGTGAAAGGAAATAGTCAATTTTATTATCTAATGTCTTTCTCTTTGCTACAATGTTATCAACACCAACAAATGGAGCTCTGTAACGTATTGCGTCTTCTGTAAAGTTTTTCTGTAATCCATTACCATTCCAGTTTACCGCATCCGCTTCCCCATAGAAGTTAGGTCCTACAAAGTATGGGAATGCAGGAAAACCAGTTGTTCCTTTAATAGTTGTAAAGTAAGCATACACTCCATTTGGATATTCTGGAGTAACGCAGAATCTGCCATTGTAACGGTCTAAATCACCTAAACCTTCCACATACTCATAATCTTCGATATAAGTCCCTAGAGGGTCTGTAAGACCGCTTAGAATGGTATCTCTTGAAGTTCTTGGTCTGTAACTACTTCTAATACGTTTATACTGATTAAAGGGCACAAGGTTCTCAGGATCTTGATATCCATAAGGACCGTAAATAGGATGTCCATCATATGCCCAACCAATAATAGGAGAGTGTATAGTAGGAGGTAATTCCGCTAAATTTCCATCAATACTATCCTTAAGTAAGAATCTTAATTGGGTTGGATTATAAAGATATCCATACTCCCCACCGTAGATTAAGAAGTTCTCACCTTGGAAAGAACCACCACCATAGAGGTCTGTAGTCTTGGGTGATACAAATGTATTACTGCCTAGTTCATTTCCAGTTGCTGCTTGGTTAACGGAAAGTTCTGTAAGTTTAGTTTGGAATATTGCACCAGAACCTGGATATACGATATTAACCTGTGTAGCACCCGCAGTATATCCAATACCCTTACTTGATACCGTAATACCAGTAACAATGTTTGTAGATAGATCAACTGTAGCAAATGCGGTTGCACCAATACCATCTCCAGTAATTACAACGTCAGGAGGACCGAAATACGCACTACCACCAAATGTAACAATAATACTCTCTATTTTTCCGTTAATGATTGATGGATACGCAACAGCACCACTTCCACTGATCAAACTAATGTCTGGTTCGTAAGTATACTGCGTTCCTGTATTAGTAATTGCAATACTGTCTACAGGACCTCTACAAACTGCAACTGCAGTTGCTCCTGTTCCGCCACCACCAGTAATTTCTATGGTAGGAATCTCCGTATATCCCGTACCTCCGTTTAGTATAGTAATACCAGTTACGGTTCCTTCCGTAATTTGTGCGGAAGCAAACGCTTGATTTCCGCTTGTTGCTCCTCCATCTATAATAGAAACGATTGGTTGAGTCGTATATCCGCTTCCACCATTTGTAACGTTGATAGAAGTTACGGAACCTGTAATAACAACTGTTGCTTCTGCGGAGAATCCCTCATACTCAAACTCAATACCACCAACAGTCTGTATACCAACTGTATGTGTAGGATAAGCAGTTGTAGAAGATTTGCCCGCATTTAGTGTTCTGTATCTTCTTCCTTGATATTTTAATCTAAGACCAGAAGCATACGTCGTATCTAACTTATACTCAGGTTCAAACTCTACAGTCGGTGGGTTTGTGATGTCATAACCTGATCCACCTTCAATTCTTTCGATAGATTTGATACCACCAAACTTTTTCTTAGTTTCAGACTTATATGAGAATAATGGGACACCATTTGATCCGATACCAATCTGACCAATAGGAGTTTCCGTTTTATTACTCTTTATGGTTGGAATAAGAGGAATACGCTTTAAATATCTCTGGTTACCAGGATCTATGTCACCTGTAGCAAAAGGTCCTATCTTATGTGTTGGTATACCTGTACTAGCAACGATTGCGTCAGTAGATGACTTATATGTGTTTTGAACGTCACCTGTAGTTCCTGATACTGCTAAATCAATAGAACCGTCATCAGATCTACCAAAAGCAAATTCTCTAGCGATATAAAACTCTACACCAGATATACCAAATGCAGGAGACTGTGAGAAGATGAACTCAAATGTAAATTCGTCAACAATACCAACAATGCTGTGAGTGTTGTTGTAAATGTCTTCTGGAGCGTTTAATATTCTTACATTGTCATCTCTGACCAATCTATGCTTCTCTTTGGTCACAACGGTGCATCTAACCGATCCATCGTTTGCAATCGCTCCTAGGGTTGCTGAAGACCCTCTGAGAGCACGTCTGACATTGTATATAAAGGAATCCCATATAGGATCAATGCTATCAAAACCTGGTGCAGTCGGTGTAGTGACTTTTGAGTCTGGTAAGTAGTATTTTCCACCAGTTGTAAGTGTAACTCCTCTAGTGCCACCAAATATCTTTAATTGTATCTCAGAATCGTCTACATTTGAGTTTCCATAGATTTTGAACGCAGCAAACACTTCTTGTCCTGCATCGTGTGCTACATTTGTTGTATTATCTCTTGCACGGTTACATCCAAGGAATTGTGTAACTGTTTTATCAGTATAACTGATTATTTCGTCTTCTATCCTAAATTTACCGTTTTGTTCAGGCCATCCTAGTGTAGAATCGACTGTAACAGTCGTATCTGTAATATTACCACCTAAATCTTGTGCTAGGACGGTTTTATACGGAGTTACGAAGGTTCCAAGTGAATTATTCGTATCTACGTCAATTTCATAAATTGTTCCACTTGATGTAAAGACTTCTACGACTCCTTTTACGTAAATTCTTGCAGAATCGACATTTGGGTCGTTTGGATCCGCTTCTTGGTATAATACTTGCCCAACAAGTTCTGTTGGGTTCCCAGAAACAGCAACTGCACGAATAATTTCCCTAGAAGTGTAAAATGCGTCACTAGGTTTGAATATTCGCTCTCTAGGATACGATACTAACGAATCTACGCCAAAAAGTGTTCTTAAAACAAACTGGAAAGACCTTCCTGTTCCTTTTGCAGCATAAAAGTCCTTAATACGCTTAATAACAGTGCTTTCAGTTACACCAGTTGCAAAATTCTTTGGATATGTTGATAAAAACTGTTCTTTGAACTTTCCAAGCATGTAAAGCGGGAAAATATTGTTCAAATTGACAACTTCAGTGCCTAGAGCGTGTGTTGCAGCGGTTGTAGACTCAAAATTATACTCTCCTTGCATTCCAACGGACTTTACAGCGTTAAATCCTCTTGCACAAGTCTGAAATAGCGTCGCACCTTTACTTTGGTAGTAAATTATCTCATCTTCAATCAATAATAGTCCTTCTGACGGAAAATCACGTGTAGATTGAACGTCAATTGTTGTAGAAGAGGTTGTAACAGCAGAAATTAGCGTTGTAGTCGTAACTAGATCGCCATAATTGTCAATATTGTAATAATCTGACCAATTTTGGATAATATCAATGCAATATCCTTTTAATTCTTGTGATTTATAGTATTCTTTGACAAAATCAATGAACGTAGGAAAACTATCCCTAATAAATTGAGGGAATTGTCCTGCTATGTTGTTTGATATTTTGGATCTGGACTCTGGACTGACTTCTGACGGGACTGGCGGTTGTGAAACCGTTGTCGTAGGCGTTGTCCACGATCCAACTTTCCAAGAACTATTTGTCATATTGATTAATAGCTAGATTCTGGAATCACTCCTGTTCCAGATAAGTTAGAACCACTACTTATAGTATCTTCTACTACAGTAATTACTGAGTTATCTATACCCATAGTAATATAAGTTTCTCTTAAAGAAACTAAATCATTTGACTTAGGTGTAGCTTTAATTTGTAATGTGTTGTTTGCTATATTAGTAGACTGTATAATTAAGTCATTAATTACAATCTCTCCCATATCATAATCTACAGATCCCCATAAACCATCAATATATTCAAACTCACCAGTTCCTTTAACATAATACAAACGTAAGGTTCCTGCACCATCGTCATTTAGATAGTAAGTATTAACATCATCACCTACAATCTTAAATCCACTAGAGAGTATAGAAGGAGATGTAGAAGTTTGTTGGTTAATTCTGTTACCATAACAGATTTTGTAGTTAACACGAGTGTTTAAATCAACAGTAATGTTCTTTCTCATGACTACACGAGTAATATTACTGGTAATTGACCTTTCTGCGTCATCAATTATATTCTGTATCTTAGAATATTTGAATTTTCCACCAAATTTGTTAAATTCTCCACTAGCATTCAGTGTATTAAGTGTGCTAATGACTAAATTCTTCACTTCAGCAGGACTTCTACGTGTATTATTGGGGTTGTAATACACAAAACTGACCAAATCTATGTAAAGTATGGACGGATCAATGATTGTTGGTTGAATTGCAGCAACAGAATACTCTCTGAGTTTCTTTAAAACAGAATTTTTCTCAGAAAGTGATAATTTATCAGCATTTTTTGGTTTGATTGCCAAAAATACCTTGCCAAATTCTGGAGGTTCCGCTTCTTCTCCACCATAACACGCTATAGATGCGACGTTTGGATAGATTTGAGGTATGATTGCTTCATAATCCCGCGTTGATACTGCTCTACCAAACGCAGAATAGAACTTTGGAGCTGAAAATTTGATTGCTTCTGTAGATTCTGGTTCTGCTCCACCATCAGGGAACGAAACTGCGGTAATTGTAATACCAGAAGTGATTGCATTTCCTAAATTGTCCTTATATGATCCAATATTTTCAAATACTTTGAGTCCATTTGCTCCTACTCCTGCAGAAGTTGTGTATTTTACAGTAACAACATCTCCATTTGATAGTGCTTTTCCTATAACACCGTCTCCAAATAGTATTTCTGGTATCTGATACTCACTTTCTTCTAGGAAAAAGACCTTAGAAGTAGAATCAATCTTAGTAATGTCAGTAGCTTGTAGATATTTCTCTGTAATTGTTCCAGAAGTTACCTCTATAACCATAGAAGTAGTATCAACTCTATCATTAGTAAGTATGAATCTCTGTCTTTGTGATGTATC